GTTGAGCCTGAGTACATAGATAATGTATTGGATGACTTAAAAAGAATTATTTCACGTAGAGCATTTTTTACTATATCGTGTGCAAAAGCATTGTTACATTTACCTGACGGAAGAAATGCACACTTAATAGTAAAACCGCGTGAATGGTGGATGGCAAAGATAGAAGAAAGATTTACAATTCTTGAAGAACATTATATCTACAGAAATAAACATCAATTACGATTGTATGTGCAAAACAAAGGAAGGAAATAATGCAAACAAATATAATAGTAAAACTACAAGTTGAAGGTACTCATAATTGGCCCGATGCTACAGATGGTGCAGGTGCAGAGATGCATTATTTAGAATATAGACATAGACATATGTTTCATATTGATGCTCGTAAAGAAGTTATGCACGATGATAGAGATGTTGAATTTATAATGTTTAAAAGACAAATAAACAGATACTTGAGAGAAATGTATTATACTTCTGAATTAGATTTATGTGATTTTGGTTCTCAATCTTGTGAAATGATTGCTGAAGAATTATATAAAAAATTTGATTTATGTTATTGTGCTGTTTATGAAGATAATGAAAACGGAGCTGAAGTATATTGAAACCTAAAGTAATAAAAAGTTCTCCACTTATTTCGTGGCCACATAGAATTATAAATAATTTCTTTTCTGAAAAAGAATTAAAATGGGTAGAAGGTTACTTTGAATATGGATTAAAAGAGCTAAGAAAAAAATATTGGCCTCTTTTTGATAAAGATGGAAATATGTTACCTGGCTTAAAACTACAAGAAGAAGCACACAAACATAGAATAATAACTCCAAACACTGCTACAAATGGGTTTAGTGTATTTGTACCATTTTGGAGTACAGAACGATACATAGAAGTTATAGATGACATTTGGAAAGAAGCATCAAAAATTTATCCATGGGAACGTAATAACGATATTAGACGAAAAGATTACTTTTGTTTTTTAGAACTTAATATCTACCCGCCTCAATTAGATTATAATTTTCACGTAGATATAACTTACAAAACTTTTACAGGCGTAGTTTATATAGGTAAAGGCGGTAATGGAACTACTTTAAAATCAAGCAGAAATGAATTAGATGTTGTGTGGAAACATAATCGCGGTCTTTTATTTATGAATTGTGATAAAAAACGTAGACAAGAAGTAACAGAAATGAGATTTGACGGTCGTTTAGATGATGCTGGTAAATATACACCACTTCATAAATATCAAAATAACACAGATAATGTAAGATTTGCGGTTAATATGAATGTAGTTCACATAAATAATATAGGCGGTATGATTAAGAAAGGTGTACTCAGTAAAGAGTCTTTAAACTTTCAAACAAATTCCTCAGGAGAGATTTTAGAAAGGCCTTACAGAAAGTTTGAGCCAATTCTTTTACGTTATGAACCTACAAAAGAACAACAGGAGAAAAGATGAAGAAGTACATTAGTTGGGATGAATTAGAATTAATGGTAGATGAATTATGTGATATGATTCCCGAAGGAGTTTATGAAGGAATTTATGCAATACCTCGAGGCGGGTTGTGTATAGGAGTTATGATGAGTCACAAATTAGGATTGCCTTTGATAGACAGATTACAATCTTGGTATGGTAAAAAGTTTTTAATTGTAGATGATATAGCAGATACAGGAGTAACATTAGAAAAAATGAAAGCAGAAATATTTAAAAATGCTGATACAGCTACATTACATTATCACGAACAATCTTCTGTTGTGCCTGATTATTGGGCAAACAAAAAAGGCGATAGATGGATTGTGTATCCGTGGGAAAGAAAAAATAGTGAAGAAATACAAGATTATTTAAAGGAGACAAAATGATATATTATTTTCCGTTAGAAAGTTTAAAGTCAAGATATACTCATCAGTTATCTACTGAGTGGATGCCTAAGGCGTTTGAACAAGTTGGTGCAGAGTTTGTATCTGTTGATGGTAAGTATGAACAAGGCGATGTAAAAGTTGGTATGGTATTAGATGCAGTTGGTCGTGGTATCTATAGTATGAATCAATGTTCAGATTTATTAGAACGTATTAGAGATGGTGAAGTTACAAGTGAATCAACAATATATCTTCAAGATTATTGGACACCCGGTATCGAATCTATTTTTTATGCTTGTGATTTATATAAAATTACTCCTAAGTTCTATGCAAGATGTTGGGCTCAATCTGTAGATGAATTTGATTTCACATATAATATGAGAAATTGGATGAGACATTATGAGTTGGGATTAGATGAAAGACTATCAGGTATATTTGTCGGTAGTACTATAAATCGTGATGAACTTAAAGCCGCAGGATTTAAAACACCTATACACGTAACATCATTACCGATTAATTTTGATGAGATAAGAAGTTATCATCCTACAATGGCTTGGGAAGAAAAAATGGTAATCTCTTCTTCTCGTTTAGATTGGGAAAAGAATCCTATGTTTATGATGAAAGTAGCAAAAGAGTTTCTTGCTAAACATAAAGATTGGAAGTGGGTGTTTACTTCAAGTGCTAAAGAATTGAGAAGTAACGACCAATTTATAGTCGATGCTATAAATGAATTAGATAGAACAGAAGAACGTTTTATTGTTAAAACTAATATGACTAAAGATGGTTATTACGATTTACTAAATCGTGCATCTATTCAGTTTAATAGTGCATTACAAGATTATGTTAGTTTTACGGTTTTAGAAGCTACTTCATATGGTTGTGATATAGTTTATCCGAGATTCAAAAGTTTTCCTGAATGTATTCCGGCAGATAGGTTGTATGACCCGTTTGATGTAAATAGCGCTCTTAAAGTTTTAGAGTCTTCTATAAAAGAACTACATTCTCACTTTAATATACCTAAGTTATCTTCTTTAGGTTGTTTAATGGATGCTTATATTATTAAGAATGGAATAGATAGAGAAGTTAACATTTGGAATGAATCAGAATATTACGAAGCATTTCTTAAAGATAAAGGAGTTTTATAATGAATAAAAAGATAGGTAAATTTAAATACTTTCCGTCTTTCTCAGCAGGTGAGTTTGGACACGGATTATTAAAAAATCATAAATTTAAAGATGAACTAACTTGTAGATTTTATACAGAAGAGTTTCCTGAAGAATTTAGATATACGGATTTTTTAATCACAGCAGGTGCACATAAATCACGTAAAGATTTTTATAATGAATTAGGATTCAAACGTGATACTAATTTAATTATGGGTGACTCAGGTGGATATCAGATAGCATCAGGAGCGATAAAATGGAAGCCTGAACTAAAGACGGTAGTTTTTGATTGGTTAGAAAACAACTCTGATATTGCTATGAATCTTGATATCCCGCCGAGGTTAAAATACACAGGAAAATTTAAAGAATGTTTTGATATCTCAATGGAAAACTTTAAATACTTTAATGAGAAACAAACAGGTAGAACTAAATTCTTAAATGTATTACAAGGTGAAGATGATACGACTTACAAAGAATGGTATACTGCAGTAAAAGATTTTGACTTTCAAGGTTGGTCTATTGGTGGTACAGCAGGTGATGTATTTAGATTTATGGCAAGTGTATGTACTTTATTAGAAGGTAGAGAACACGAAAAGAAATCAAATGAGTATCTACATATTTTAGGTACATCACGTATTCAAGATTTCTTTATGTTGTTACAATTACAAAAGTCACTTGAAGATGTAGGTTCTAACATAACGGTTACTACTGATTCATCTACTCCTGACAGAGCAGTTGTGTTTGGTTTATATTATACTTCGTTCTCATTTAAAGATGCGAGATTCGAAGCATTTAATATGCCAAGAGAAAAACATCTTCCTGAGATGCCTGAGATGTTAGATAAAATCAAAACACAAAACTTAATCGGTGTAAATGATTTTGATAGATTCATTGAGAAGTGGGCTGATATGAGAGATGTTTGTGAATGGAATTGGGATGGTCAATTTAGAATGAGACTACACAATTTTTATTTGTTTTTAGATACGATTGAATTGATTGAACAATCAATATATGGTATCAGACACAACTTAGAACAAATGATAAATAAAGATTTAGCTAAAGTATTAAGGTCGATTGATGAAATGGTTAAATCAGATAAACCTCGTGAAGTATTTGAGAAATACGCAAAAGATTACAATAAACTTTCTAATGTAAAGAAAAGTCTTGTTGTAAAAGAAAATAACTTTTTTGGATAAGGAAATAAAAATGAAACTAAAAATAGAAGATTTACAAGAACGTATGCAGTATATTCGTGATAATGTTAAAGAACATAATTCCGAAGAACGTGCTAATAAGTTAAATAAAATGTATGACCATTTTGAAGAACGTATGATGTTAGCACCAGCTTCATCTACTGACCATTTTCACAACTCGTGGCCCGGAGGTTATATTGACCACGTTATGAATATAACAGAGGCAGGTAAAAAGTTATTTAAACTTTATGAAGACTTTGGATTCAAGTTAACATATACCGTTGATGATGTAGTATTTTGTACAATGCATCACGACTTAGGAAAACTTGGTAGTCTCGAAGAAGATTATTATAAACCTAATCCATCTGAATGGCATAGAATCAATCAAGGTAAAATGTATGAAGTAAATCCTAACTTACATAATATGACCGTTACTGACAGAGCAGTTTATACGTTAAGTCAATTTGGTGTTACATATTCTGAACAAGAGTATTTAGGATTAAGACTTGCTGATGGTATGTATGAAGAAGCTAACAAAACTTATCTAATGGGTTTTGGTGAAGGCAAAAAGATAAAATCAAATATTGCTCAGTTAGTTCATCAAGCAGATATGGTTGCTACTCGNTTTGAGATGGAACGTTATATGTTTAGTGAAGATGCTAACATACCTTATTCTGATATTTTAGGTGTTGAAAAAGATGAGGTTGAGGAGGTTCGTCCTAGTGCGGATTTAGGACAAAGTCAACCGAAATCTAAAAAAACAAAACCTAAAGTAGATAAAGATTATAAGAATCAACTATTTGATGATTTGTTTGGAGATAAAAAATGATTATAGAAATAATATTAGGTATATTACTACTTACAAGTATAAGTGCTAATATAATTCAATTAAAAAGACAAGAAACGTTAGAAACTTGGTTCGAAGATATGTCAAGTGATTTAGATAAAGTTCAGAAAGAATTTTTAATAATCGATGAAAAGAAAATGTTTGAATCAGACGATGAAGTCGGTGATACGTTTGAGCGTCTAAAACTTAGTTTAAATAAAATACAAAAATACACAGGAGTAGAAGAAGATGGCAACACCAGCAAGTAACTTACCGGTTAGAAAAAAAATCAAACGAAGAAAGAAAAGTAAAATGTACTTTGGACAAAAAACTGAAGATGCAATCGTAAAGTATAATTCTATGGAACCAGGTGACCCTGAAAGAAATAGACTTTTTGCTGAAAGTATTTATCTCCCTATCAGAAAAATATCTGAAAACTTAATTCATACTTATAAGTTTTACTATTTTGATGAGCCTACAGAACAAGTAATTGAAGAAGTAGTCTCTAATATGGTAATTAATATGCACAAGTATGTACAAGGTAAAGGCAAAGCATTTAGTTATTTTTCAGTTGTTGCTAAAAACTATCTTATTTTAAATAATAATAAAAATTATAAGATGGGTAAAATACACGACCAAATAGATGTTATGGATTATAACAGAGATACTGATGGTGAATCAAGTTCTGCTAACGTTTTAGACTTTAAATTAGAAGTCTTTAAACAAATGTTATTCTATTGGGAAGATAATATTTTTAAAATTTTTAAGAAAAAGAAAGATATTGCTGTAGTTGATGCTCTTCTTTATTTAATGAGAAATAATAAAAGTATTGAAAACTTTAATAAGAAAGCACTTTATATCTTAATTCGTGAAATGAGTGGTTCTAATACTCAACATATAACACGAGTTATAAATGTAATGAAACGTAAACAAAATTCTTTAGTTACTGACTTCAGAGATAAGGGAATATCATTCAAAAACAATGTAACCGGCTCAGTATTCACTTAAAATCGTATCTTTCTTGATTTATATATATTTATTATTAATTAAGGAAGATATATATGTCGGACTCTTTTGAAGTCTTTGAAGGCAAAACGTTATCAGATGTTTTCAAAGATATCTACAAAAACTCAGAGAATAACAAACAACAGATAGAGGTTCTGATGAAGGACCTCTTGAAGTTTGTCACAGATACCGCATCTGCAGTAGCACTTGTACCTATATTAAAGGATTATCTTGATGTAGCAGTAAAGAATGACGAACAATTAATTAAAGTAGCGGCTATTGTACAAAAACTTGCTTCAGCTGAAGCTAAAGGTTCTGATAGTGAATTTGGATTAAGTGAACTTGAAAAAGAACAATTAATGTCCGGGTTATCAGATTCTATTCAAGAAATACAGAGCGAAAGTGATAGGATAAACGAAGATATAGAAACTAAAAAAACTTCTACTGCTTTTCCTGAGAGTTAACAATGGATAAAGATACAGGCGGTTTATTAAATTTTAGTAAAGCTTATCATTTTATCAAACAAGAGGTAAATGAGGCTGTAGATGCTATACGAATAGCATTTAAGATACCATCTGCTAAAGTTATAAGTAGTGTCAATCCGGCTGACAATCAACAAAAAATTTCTACGTTTACAGAAGACTCTCAGATGAATAATATGAAGCCTTCTTCTATGCACTTCATATCGTCACCTGTAATAAACGAAATGGTTCCTGTTTTTGCATATGATAGTAGTAGATTTTATGGGCCTCCTCTTCCTATATATGATTCGATAACAAATTCAGCACAACTTGTTCCTACTGCTACGAGCGAGTATAAGCCTGACTTTGGTGTTTCTCCTATACAAATAACTCCAGGAGATGTAGCTGTTCAAGGTAGATATGGACACGCTATAGTATTAAGTGATAAAGAAAGTAGACCAACAATAAGAATAGGAAACGGATTTCGTTCACGAGACGCTTCTGATGTTGAAGTATTTAATGCAGATGAGTTTTCTTCTGAATTAAATTCAGCACAAAACTCTAACGCATCTATACCTAATTTCTTTGACCCGAATGTAGATGGTAGTTCTATTTATCTTTTGAAAAATTCTTCTCCTGGTATAGATTTAAAAACTGAAGCAAAACTAAACGGAACAGAAAGAATTGTAGATTACGAAAAGAAAGTATTATCGTCACCGGTAGGTGCTACGTTTGCGCAAAATAAATCTGTTAACGATAAGATGTTACTTTCTTCTAATAGTATATTTATTTATACTAAGGGTGCTAACTATAACAATCATAATATAAGTGTACTATCTTCAGGACATTTAAGTTTAAATTCTATGAAGAATATTTTTATAACTACACCTGCAGTAGATGAAGATGAGAAAAGTGGTTTTATTTATATAGGTACAAGTGAGAATCGTGGATTACTTCCAAACTCGCCAATGCAACCAGCAGTAAGAGGATTAAATTATTTAAATACTATGGTAGGAATTTCAAAAGCGAGTGATACTGAAGGAGCTAAATTAGGAGATGGAAGTGTGTTAGGAATATTGAAAAACTTAACTGATGCATTAGATAATTTAGCTAATGGTGGGATTGCTGTTGATGGAAACGGTGTATCGAAAAGTGATATTAGTGCTATATCTAAACCTATAAAAGATAGTATTAAAAGTTTACATAATAAAATATTAGGTACACAAATCGAAGCAGACGGAATATCAGTATGGACAGGTGATGTTAGTAAGAAGGTATTTGTAGAATGATAACTAAAGTGATAAATGATAAGATGTCTGCGCCTATCGATTTTTTAAGAGGGTACAAAGACCGAAAGATACCTTTATATCAAGGTAAAGCATCACAAGGTGAAATGCCGGAAAATTTACCTAAAGATATAGAAAAAATAAAAAAGATAAAAAAATTAGCAGAAAGTGTAGAACCTACATTAAAGGCAATACGAAATACAATAGCAGGAATTAAAGTTGCTAAAGCAATAGCAGGAGCGGCCGCTGATGCGGGTAAGATAGGTTCTGCTTTAGTTCCTCCTGTTGCAGCTGCAGGTGTTCTACAAGATAAAATTATAGAAAAAGTAAAAGAAGAAATTTCAGATGCATCAGCCGCATTAAAAAATACAGATTTTTTAATTAAACAATTAAAAGCTTTAGCTGTAGAAACTATAATAGCTTTATTAGCAATAAAACTTGCAAGTTTAGCTAATGGAAAAGGAAACGGCAAAGATACAGGTGACGATGATTTGGAATCAACACAACAAGAATTAGATTCATTAGTTGCTTTATCTGAAGCTGAAGAATCTAATCAAAATAATGATGGCAATGGCGGTGACGGTGTAACAACAATAACAACAACTACTACTGCAACGGGAACTTCAACAAGTACCGGTGGCGGTGGATATTAATACTTAGGAGGTATTATGAAGGCAAACGAGTTAAAAAAAATAATCGGTAGATTAGTCAATGAAGAAGTCAAAAAACAACTCGGCGAGATATTTATTAATGAAATTAAGTCTAAAAGGTCTACGCCAATTCAAGAGTCTGTTAAGACAAAAGAAGAATATCCGACAATGGGTGGAAAAACATTTGGTACAAACGATATGGCTGACTTATTAGGCTATGGTGATATGAAATCTAATGGAGGCGGTATGACAAATGCAGGTGTAGCAGAAATAGCACAAAAAGCAGGAGTTTCACCTGACCAAGTTGACCCTGATGTACAAAAAGCTATCACTAAAGATTATCGTGAACTTATGAATAAAATGAATAATAAATGAGCGTAAGAGATATAGACTTAGACCCTGACAAAGCCTTTGGAATAGGCTTTCCGTTAAATTACAACAGAGAGACTTATGGCTTTTTCAAAACTAACTATAGTTATTACGAACAGATACAAGATAATATAAAAAATTTATTGTTAACAAAGGTAGGAGAACGACCAGCGATACCTGAATTTGGATGTCGTTTATCAGAAATTGTTTTTGAACAAAACGACCCAGCTATACTAAAACCGCAAGTTGAAGAATCTATAAAAGAAGCGTTAGATTTATTTTTACCTTTTGTTAGTTTAGTTAAAACTGAACTTATAGACAACGGGAATACTTTAAATATATTAGCAAAATTTAGTACCGAATTTAATGACGAAATAATTGTATCTTTAGATATGCCGGGTGCGGACTTTAGTGAGTATTAATATTTAGGAGAAGGAAATGGCTCAAGCAGTAAAGCAAAAAGAAGTTAAGTATTTAAATAAAGACTTTAATCAACTTAAAGATTCTTTGATGGAACACGCAAAGACATACTTTCCTTCTGCATACAATGATTTTAATGAAACTTCTCCTGGTATGATGTTTATTGAAATGGCCGCATATGTTGGTGATGTTCTTTCTTACTATATAGATAATCAATTTAAAGAAAGTTTATTAGCATATGCTGAAGAAACTAAAAACGTTTATCAGATTGCGCAATCAATGGGTTATAAACCTAAAATTGTTACCGCAGCGTCTGCAGATGTAGATATCTTTCAAACGGTGCCTTCTATTGGTTCAGGTGCGGCAAACAGACCTGATTTAAATTACGGTTTAGTATTAAAAGGAGGTTCTAATTTAAAATCTTCAAGTGGCCCTGATTTTTTCTTAAACGAAGATGTTAATTTTCAATATTCAGGTAGTGCATCTAAGATAGATGTTAGTGTGTATGAAAGTGCAGGAGGAGAACCTACTACATATCTACTAAAAAAATCTGCATCAGCAACTTCAGGTCAACAAAAAACAGAACGTTTTGTTTTCGGTGCTGCTAAACGATATGACAAAATAAGATTAAAACAAAGTGGCGTAACTGAAATAATTTCTTGTAAAGATAGTGATGGTAACGAGTGGAGTCAAGTTCCATACTTAGCACAAGATACGGTATTCATTGAATCAAACAATACAGCAGATTTAAGTCCACAAGATTCTCAATTTTCTGATAAAGCTCCATATCTATTAAAATTAAAAAAGACATCAAGAAGATTCTACACTTATATAACTGAAGACGGATTGGTAGAGTTAAGATTCGGTGCAGGAAATAGTTCAAATCCTGATGAAGAAATTATTCCTAATCCTGATAATGTTGGTTCAAGTTTACCTTCCGGTGTATCAGGTTTAGATACTGCTTTTGACCCAAGTAATTTTTTAAATACAAAAGCATACGGACTCGCACCTGGAAATACTACATTAACTATAACATATAGATACGGTGGTGGACTTTCACATAACGTACCATCTAATACAATTAATAAAGTAGTAGGTGCTTTATACGGCCCGAATAAGCCAGGTGTTAATAGTTCTTTAATAGCAACTGCAAAAGCAAGTGTTGCTTGTAATAACGCATTACCTGCAATGGGAGGAAAAGGTCGTGAATCTGTAATTGAAGTGAAGAATAATTCTCTTGCATATTTTCAAGCACAACAAAGAACAATAACTAAAGAAGACTATATGATGAGAGCTATGACTATGCCAGGTAGATATGGTAGTATGGCAAAAGTTTATATTGTTCAAGATGAACAATTACAAGAAGGTAAATCATTAGATAGTGGTACAGATGGTAAAACAAAAGCAAACTTACCTAATACTAATACACGAGTAGCAAATCCATTAGCACTTAATATGTATGTTTTAGGATATACACCTGCTAAAAAATTAGTAGTTTGTAATGATGTTGTGAAGAGAAATCTTGCTACATATTTAAGTGAATATCGTCCTGTAACAGATGCTGTAAATATTAAAGACGCTTACATAATTAATTTAGGAGTTAGATTTAGTATTATAGCAAGAGTAGGATTTAACAAAGATGAAGTTTTGTTAAGATGTATAAATGCTATAAAATTCTTTTTTAGACCTGACGATTGGCAAATCAATCAACCAATTGTTGTTGCTGATTTAGTTAGAGAAATAGCATTAGTAGATGGAGTTGCATCAGTAGTTCCTCCTCTCGAAGATAATCCTGATAAGTCTCAGGTAATAATTTATAATCGTTATGAAAAGGGTTCAAATTATTCAGGTAACATTTATGACATCGGTTCAGCAACTAAAGATGGTGTAATTTATCCTTCAATCGACCCAAGTATCTTTGAATTAAAATTTCCAAATAAAGATATAGAAGGTAATTGTATAGGCGATTCATCAAGTGGCGCCGGGTACTAAGGAGTAAGTAATGCACTTTTTTACATTCGCAACAGAAGATACGGTTTTATACGAAGCATCTGAATCTAATAATTTTGGATTAGATGAAATAATTGAAGTACGAAAAGATGTTGATGATGCTGGTGTGTCTGTCAATGTTTCAAGAATTTTAGCACGTTTTGATTTACAAGCTATGAGTCAAAGTGTAGTTAGAGCTAACGCAGGTGCGACTGCTAAATATTATTTAAATATGTATGATGCTGGTAGTGATAATTTAACTACTTCACAAAGTTTGTATGCTTATCCTACAAGTGGTAGTTGGAATATGGGAAGAGGCAAAACTACTTATAGTCCTGCGGAAACAGAAGGGTGTAGTTGGGCTTATAGAACAGGGCAGAATGAAGAAACGTATTGGACTAAAGCAGATATAAAAGACACAGGCGGTGCTTGGATTAGTGGTTCAGGATATGAAGCATCTCAAAGTTTTATACATACAGATACTGAACTTGATATGAGAATGGATGTTACTGATATTGTTAATAAATGGTTTAGTAATAATATTACTAATAACGGATTTATGGTTAAACGTTCAGGTTCTATTGGAAATAATAATGTACTATTAGATGAAGGTTCAAGTACACAATTAGGTAATTTTAAATTCTTTTCACGAGATACACATACTATATACTCTCCGAGATTAGAAGCAGTTTGGAACTCACACGTTTGGAATACAGGTAGTCTTCAGAAGTTAGATGCGAGTGATTTAGAAGATTTACAAATTTATAGTACTAATTTAAAATCAAGATATTCAAATGAGTTTGATGGTAAAATACGAATTGTAGGTAGAACTAATAATCCAACATTAAGTAATTCTCCTACAGCATCTGCATATAGTGTAGTAAAGTACTTACCAACAGGTTCTCAATATTCTGTATTAGATAATTACTCAGATGATGTTGTTATACCATATGGTACAGGCTCGTACATATCGTGTGACTCACGTGGAAACTTTATTGATTTAAACACTTCAGGGTTGCAAGTTCAGAGAGAATATAAATTATTAATAAAAGTAATAAGTGGTTCTTTTGCAGGTAGCAATGGAACAGACACAGAAGTTATAGATAATAAATTTACATTTTTCATAAAATAATGCCTTATACAAAAGAACAACTTGAAAACAACGAATATTTTCAAAATTTAAAACTTGAAAACATCCGTGAATATGAAGAAGAGAGACAACTTTCTATTGCTGAGTTTGAAGCATCTTCTTCTTTAGACGATAATAATCAAGTTATGAGATTAAATAATATTCCTACAGCCCCTATTCAGAGTTATGAGAATCCTGAAACGGGTGCTGCGGACAATAGTCCTACTACCTGGGTAAAACTTTCAAGAAAACAAACTAAGTTAGTACGTGGTGAAAAATTAAACGAAATAATTAACAGAGAATTTGAAGAGTTATAATGTCAAGTAAACTATCAGATAGAGATAAGATTTTATTAAAAGCCGGCGGTACATTTACTCCCGGTACACGAAAGTATGAAGGCGGTGTTTATGGTAATGGTGAAGATAGAGATTACGCTTTATTATCTATAATAGAACCTTCAACCGATAGAGTAATTTTAACAAAAGAACTTGAACCTACAACAGAAGGTGATAGAGTAATTGTAAAGCCTGGAATTGATATAAGAGAAATGGGTTTTGTATCAGGAAGATTTAATTTTAAGTATGAATTTTTCAGAACATTAGCAGGTAGTGATAAAATAGTTTTAGTCAATACAAAACAACAACAAGCAGGTGAAATATATGATGGTCCATACTTTATAAATCCTAAAGGTGAATATTACTCAGGAGCTCCTGGACAAGATACAGGCACTCAAGTTGAATTACAACCTTTAAAGATGAACTATGAAGTATCTGAAATAAGTTCTAATAGTGATGAAATTAGAATACGTGCGAGAAATATAAATGACGAAGTTTATAAAGACGACTTATACGATAGGGCGTTTGCTTTTAAAAATGTTGTAATTGATGAAGATTATAGATTAAAAAGAAATGAAGAACCTAAATTAAGATTTTATAATCCATTTAATCCTAATATGTCTTCAACTGCTAATGCAGGATTTAATGCGGGTACAGGCCANCCGCCCGTTGATGACGACCCTACGGCTTCTCATATAATTTTAGAGGATGGTGGTCAATTTTATTTTAAAGATTTAATGGATGGTGCTTCTATACGAATAAAAAATGCTTATGTTATTGGTGAAGTAGAGACTACATTAATTACAGACCGAAATATTTTAACTAACCCGGGCGGTGATACGATAGTATTTGATGATGCGCTTAATCCTTTATCTCCATCAGGTGTTTATGATACAGAGTTACACACAGATGCTATTACCGTAGAAGCTTGGTCAGATGGTATTATACCTTTTCAAAGTACGTTAGATGAACATTACGGAACAGCTGCTGTAGGTAGTCACGCTAAGTGGGTACAAAATGAAGGTCGTAATGGTGGTTCTTGTATAAAGTTTGTTGATACAAATGCTATATATAGAAATGATTCTTTATGGCCCGCAGGTGCGAGTATACATAGACCATTAGTTATTACTACTTCATTACCTTCTATTTCAAACTTTGGTGTTACACCAGGTGAAGATTTATTTTTCTTGAAATTTTATCAAAAGAGTTCTAATATAAATAAAGGCGCTACTATAAGAATTAAATATGCTACAGGATTCGGAATAGGTGAACCAAGACCAATTGAACCGCCGGCGGGATATCATCTACCTGGTTCAGATGAACAATTAAATGATTCACCATTAAATGCGCCTGAGGGTTATTTAGCAGAACCAGCAGAAGCTATGCCTTCAACACAATTAGTAGATGGTATAGGTGAAGATGATTTGTCACCTGGAAAACAATGGTTTGTTAGTTCTATACAAAGTGGATTATATGTATGGGAACCTAATTACGATAAATATAATTTATCTGATGGTACTGATAATACTTTACCTTTAGGCATACGAAAAGTAGGAATAGAAGACCCGGGTTCAGGTGCACCTGAAACAACGTGGATTTGGCGAGGAGTAACTTGGACACCTAAAAATCCTCCAAACATAGCAGGATGTAATGACGCTCGAGCATTAAACTTTCAAAGTTATGCAACTGAATTTTTAGAAGGCTCTTGTATATATCAACAATCAGTTCTTGCATCACCGAGTGATTTTGATGTAGTATTTAGAATTAGACATCAAGAGTTTTTTCAGAGTACGCATAGTCCGTGGGTTGAATTTAACGGAAGCTACTCTACTTTTTTTATGAAATATGATGAAACTTTAGGTGACTATCATATTTGGCAAACAAAACTTGGAGGTTCTGAAAGTCAAGTAAATTATTCTTATGGAATAATGACACTCTTTTCTAATATGAAGCAAGAAAGCGTTCATACATTAGGAGATAGTTCTGTACAAGTAGCGAAAACTCAAAATAATAAAATAAGTAGTGCAGTAAACCAAGACAATCCAGGTGCTATTGCATTAATGAAAGATTTTGGTAGGATAAAAGATATAACATTTTATGATAAGCCGGGTAACGATGGCGGTGGTAAGAAAAAAGTTTTATTAGTATTTGTAACATTTAATCAAGACTACAGAGATTTCTTAAAAGAAAAAGGTGCTATAGACGACCAAGAACAGGGTTGTATAATGGAGATAGGTTCAAATGACAAATCTTATAGAGGAGTACAGGAAATTGAAACTTGGTCAAAAGAAGTTCAAGGTGACGCATCTATAGGAAATATGGATGAGTTTAGACATTCTGTAATGGAAGATAATGGAGAAAGTGGTGCTGGGCCAAGACATTGGCTATTGAGTACTACAGGTCCACCCGAAAGAGCAAAAGCAGAAGGTGGTTCAGGTATATTAGACCAATACAGAACTGATGAAGATTATTTTCCTGTTTGGATGGGTAACTTAGGTTCTTACGATGCAATATTTGGTGATGAAAGCGCAGATAAAGTAATAGGTATTTCAGGAGACCAAGTGTTTGCTACAGAAAATTCTGTGGGTAGTTCTATAACATCGTTTTTACCAGGATACCCTAAGCCTATATCTGATGCGTATCCAGGAGTAGGTGTTAAAGATTTATATGTAAAATATGGATGTGCTAATCCATATGCAAATAACTATGGACAAATTAGTGAAGGTGATTCAGCTGATTCTCCTCAAGAAGATGTAGGCGAAAATCCTATACAAACAGCAAAAGATAACATAGAAAATTCAGAGATAGGTGCTGTAATACCTTGGCCTGTCTATTCTACATCATTCGTTGAAGTAGGAACATCAAACCAAAATCGAAATATAATCCAAGGTAGACCTCATAACATAAGAACTAAAGAGTCTCTTCAAAATACATTACAACAGCCGACTATCAGTATGTTAAGAAGTTTTGGAGCTCCTAATATCGATGGTGGTAATTGTGACTTTTCAGTTAGTAATGACCCGTTACGAGACGGCACACTTTCGCCTTCAGGTAAATGGAAATGGAATGGTCCTGATGCTACTTGGGAATTTCAAGGAGATTCACCTGCTTCTGTAACTTATGGATACGCAGATTTAGTAGGAACTGATGATGAAAACTCTGTACTAAATGAGACTTCTAATGTTTGGAAATCTGCTGAAGGTAAAGCATTAATACCGAATAATATTTTATTAAACGAGCCTATGGAACTTGTAGTTGAAGGTCATCGTGTAGGCGGTGTATTAGGAAATTCTTCTCAAGGTATCGTATGGGTTGATGATTTTGATTTAAGATTTGAAAAACCAGGACAAACTTCACAACAAAATTTATATGCTGATTATATTGGTAATATAGTAAATGTAGAAGGAACTGATATTGTAAAACTTGATAAGAGTTTTGATGAAGTAGGGCAACAAGTTGGTGCATTACAAACGCCTTCTAATACAGGAAGAACTTCAGTAACAAGACAAGGACTTCCAGGAGATGTAACAAAAGCTTTTAACAATTTTGAAATACGTTATCGTGTAAATGATGATGAAGAATTAAGAACATATTTAGAAGTACGAGGACAAAAATATCTTACAACAAATTTTAAAATAGACACTATAAGTGAAGTAGATTATCCACATGGTATAGTTTATAAATTATATGAACCATTACAAAGTGATGTATCTGAATTTGATGGTGTGAAAATTGTAAAAGAAATGTTAGAGCCATATGAAGATTCTATAGACTTAATTGATTATGTTCCACAACCAATAAATGGTACGGTTTTATTAAGTCCTAAACTTGAAGATACAGATGGTCCTGTTAGAGCAAGACCTACTACTTTCAAAAAAGAAGATGATATACTGACTTCAAATGATTTTATTAAAGAAGCGTTACAAGATAAAGTTTTATCAGGCTCTTTAGATAACGCTGAACTAAACGTAGAATATTCTAAAGGATTTGAAGAATTTGTACATTTTTCTTCTGCGGAAAAAAGAATCAGTAACTTTAAACATAAATTAAATTTAATAGAAACTTATAATGTTGAATCTGCGAGTGCTGCTTCATTGACTCAAGCATCTTATGATACAAACAGAAAAGAAAGTGATGTTTGGCATAATAGAATACGTGATGTTAAAAATAGTTTTGATGGTTTCGAATCTTATATGTACTTTCAATCAAGTTCAAACGCTACATCTTCAATGGGTCAATTTTATGATAATTCGTGGCCAAAGAAAAGTGGTAATGGCAGTGGAAATAATCCTTATGTGTTATATTCTATTTCAGAATCAGTAGCAGTAAATTGGTATGATAGACAAATAACAAGTTCTTCTTTATATGATACTAAAAACGGAAATTATTTAATAAACAATACACCTGAGTTTTTAAATACACAAGATAATCAAGCATACTTAGATTTTATGAAAATGACCGGTCACTTCTTTGATAAGATTTGGTTGTTTACAAAACATATGGGTAAGATTAATGATAGAAGAGAAAGTGTAACTGAAGGTCTTTCAAAACAATTATACTATTCTGTAGCTAAAAGTCTTGGATGGAGTTTACACGATGGTAAAGATTTAATCGATTTACCTAATTATATTTTAGGTCAACGAGCAAGTGGTTCTGTAGGAACATTTGAAGAAATAGAAAGAACTGAACAAGATATTTCACGAGAGATATGGTCAAGATTGATTTCTAATATGCCGTACTTTTTAAAAACAAAAGGTACCGTAAGAGCATTAAAAGGTTTAATTAATTGTTATGGTATACCGAGTTCAATTTTAAGAGTTCGTGAATATGGCGGACCTGATACTCCAAGTTCTATTAATTATGCTGTTGATAGAAAATTCACTAAAGCTCTTGGGTTTGATGGTAGTCAAAAAGTATCGTTTGTTTCAGAGAACAGAATAAATGCTGAGAATAAATCACAATCACCTGATACGTTTGAGTTTAGATTTAAAGCACCATTTAGTCAAGACCAATTTATTTGGGAAAAAGGTAACAATCAAATGGGTGTAATAATGAAAGATAATGGTGGTGCTGATAATATCGGTAGTCTATTATTTTTTATATCAGGTTCAGGCGCTAACAAATACAAAGTTGTTTCGTCTTCTGATATGCCTATTTACGATAATGAATTTTATAGTGCTATGATTCGTAGAAGTCCTGCAAGTGCATCTTTGACAAGTAACGTAAACTATAATTTAGTTGTAAAGAAATATGATGCGGGTATCGACAGATTTCAATATGTATCATCTACTACTTTAAATGTTAATGGTGCGAATGCCGCATCACAATCTTATAATGCGTCTTGGGATGCTAATGCTACAGCTTCTATAGGTGGTGATGGAACATTTAGTGGTGCTGCAACAGGTTCATTAAATTTTGGAGGTCGAACCGTACAAAGATTTTCAGGTTCATTAATGGAATATCGTGTTTGGACAGAAGTATTAAATACAGGCTCGTTTGATAATCACGTTAGCAATCCAAAAGCATATGATGGTAATAGTATTTCGTCTTCATATGAATCTATCGCAACAAGATATTCTTTTGATGATAATAAAGATTTAAGTTCCGACACGAGTATAGCAGATGTCTCTGCTAAAACAACTGATTTAGTAAACGCTACAGCTAACGGATTTACAAGAAATTCTTTTCACGATGTAGTAGATAGAACAAAAAGTTTAATACCTAATTTAGGTCCATCAAAAGTGTCTTCTAACAAGATGCGTGTAGAAAATGATGAAATCAGACCTGAGTTTAAATTTGTAAGTGGTAGTGATGGTAGATATATTGAATTACAATCTGAAGTTCCGATTGGTCGAGGTAGATATGATTTCGCACCGAATGATAGTAATAGAGTTGGCATATATTTTTCACCATCAGATGCAATAAATCAAGATATAATTGAATCATTAGCTAATATAAATTTTGATAACTATCTTGGTGACGCTCGTGATTCTAATAAAGAAACATATCGTGGTTTATCATTAGCACAAGATAAATATTGGCAAAAATATAATGCACCTTTTAACTTTTGGCAGTATCTAAAATTACTAAAAACATACGACCAAAGTATATTTCCACAATTAAAGAAATTACTTCCAGCACGTGCTAATGCAAGATTCGGTATTTTAATAGAACCTAATTTACTTGAACGTAGTAAAGAAGTTTTAGGAAAACGACCAACATTTACTGAAAGATTTTATAGTAAAACTATTAAGATGGATAACGAGTATAGTGAATCTGCTGACTACAAAATGTTTGGTCAACCATACGCACCGTCTACTGATACAAGTTTTGATGACATAAATCAAGCAATACAATTTTATACGAATGACCCGAGTTCAAGTGCTTTAGTGATTCGAGGCGAATCAACATATTATCAAGGAGTACTATCACAGAGTAGATTAGAAAACTTTGAACATTCTATATACGAAGTACAAGGTACTCCAGGAGACTATGTAAGCGCGTCTGTTACTTTTGGAGACGCATTTAAAGACCAACAACCTTTACAAGCATTTTACTCAAGTTCTCGTTTAAATCCAAAACGAAGTAAAATTAATTTATTTTATAGTGGTAGTGGAAAATTTGGTTGGTTAAGTGCATCGATGCATATGCCATCAAGTTTTTCTTATGAACCAGCAGAAGTAAATGTTCCTGCGGACTCATCTACTGCTATGAGAAGATTATTTTTTGAAGGAGTAAAAAATACTAAACTTACTACAACAGATAAGCTCGAACCTGTAATAGTAAAATTAACTTCACCGACAAGAATCATAACAAAAGAGCCAGGAGATTCGAAACTTGACATCGAATAATGAATAAAAACTTAATAAACCAATATTTAATATAGAAGAATAGTCTATAATTTCATATTATCTTAGGAGCTTTAAGATGGGATTTTTAAATAATACAAATATAACCGTTGATGCTGTACTCACTAAAAAGGGTAGAGAACTTCTTGCTAAGGGTGAGAATCAGTTCAACATAACAAAATTTGCTTTAGCAGATGACGAAGTAGATTATCGCTTATGGGATGTAACACATCCTAATGGTAGTGATTACTATGGGACGGTAATTGAAAATATGCCGTTACTCGAAGCGTTTCCTGATGAAAATCACGTAATGCGATATAAGTTAGTAACTCTACCTAAATCAACTCAAGCGATGCCTATACTTGAAGTAGCACAAAGTGCAGTTACTTTGAGAAGATTGAATTCCGTAAGTATAATCAATCCAAGTACACAAAACGGGTCTGATGATACTTTAGGATATACTTTTATTCTTCATAATCAATCAGTAGCAAGACTTAGAGTTAGAGCAGGTGCACAAGTCTCTGCAGGCGGTACAACGGTACCTTTCTTCTTAGATGAAGATGATTTACCAAACAGCATTTCTGTAGTTGGTAAGAGTGTAGAGATTAGACCTAAAAGATTAACAAGAACACAGACCACACAATTAACTATTGTTGGTAATGAAACCGCAGCGACTACTACAATCAACTTAACCGTTAATCGTAATAGAACTTTTGGTGTAGCTTCAGCAGCTAATCCACCATCAGGTTTTCTACCATAGACCATAGGAGGAATGACTAATGGCAATTTACGAAAGATTTCAAACTGAAGCAGATAACCCTGATAATCCTGATGTACTATCAGGAATTAGAGATGTTATATCTTCAGGTATGTGGACAGGTGGTTCAGGCACTCTCCAATCATTTTATTCATCTTCTACACAATCAGGCTCGACAGGTGCATATTACTTAGATGTATATTCAACAAGTCCGGCTACTGATACTACAGCTGAAATTCAGTTTAGTGTAGCTTATGGTCACTTCAATGGTAGTGGCTCTATAGGCGGTAGAGGTATAGCAGGAAATAGAGCAGCTGCGGCGATATATGGTCAGATGTCTAACATATTATTAGGACCAGGCGAAGATAAATTTGTTATGGGAGATGGTAAAGTTCTTAATCACGCATATTTTATAGCTTTACAAAGAGCAAGATTACGTGAAAAGATGGACCCAGGTAATTGGGAACTACATATGTCCGGTTCAAACAATACGGTAAAATTTATAGATGATTCAGGTGCTACTACAGACCCTACGGTGAATCAAGGTGGAAGAGTTTTTAATATTGTTAGTGGTTCTATCTCAGGTGGTACTGCGACAATACATAAGACAGCCGCACTTGAAACAGCAAGTGGTAGTGTAGGACTATTTTATCCTGACTTAGGTGTGTTAGTTTTTAATCCACATTATCTTAAAGGACAAGCAACAACACATCTTGGATTTTCAACAGGTAGTAATTCTAACGGCGGGAATACCGTGAAGTTCTTTAATGCAATAAGTTCTTCAAATTACTTTACAGCTCGTAGAGAAGAAGTAATAAGTTCTACACATTATTTTTGTAGAGTTGGTAATAAGAAATTTAACTTTTCAAGTAACCCGACTTACTTTACTGCTTCAGACGGTTCGTTTACACAACCTACGTTTTTTAAGAATCCTAAATCTTACATAACACAAGTTGGACTATATAACGATGCTAACGAATTATTAGCAATTGCTAAGTTAAGTAAGCCTCTATTAAAATCATTTGCAAGAGAAGCTATCGTAAAAGTAAAACTCGATTTTTAATAAGGAGGGTTTAGGGTGTTCAGAAGAATAGACCCAAAAGATGTTAGTGTAACTCCTTTTCAGAGCCACAAAGCGTTTTCTTTTACACACGTAGATTCAGGCTCAGGAGTGTATGGTTATAAAGCAGTATCATCTTCTACTTGGAATTATGTGAGTGAAAGTGATGCGGTTTCTTTTGCACCGACTTCGAGTGAGGGTACAACTCAATACTATTATAAAAAGCCATCATACTTTTGGGCACGTAACAGATATTATAATTCTTTTACAGATAGAACAATAGGACCATTTAATAATTTTGGTGGCTCTAATGTTTATACTAATCTTACTTTACACAATCAATTAAATATAATATCTATACCTTCTGTATATTATGGTGAGAAAATAAAGCCATTCAGTATTAATCTAACAGATAATAGTCCTTCACATTTAACGGTGACTTTAAAAGATGATGGTTTTGGTAATTTATATGACCATGCTTATTCTGCTTCTTTTGCCGCGTATCAATCTTCATCATATGACTCTACTAAACTAACTGCTACAGGTTCAGGAGGACCTCAGTTATTAGGAGGAGTTGTAGGAAACGTATTTTATACTGATGGAATAATTGCAATTACAGATACAGGAAGTTTATACAAAAATGTAGGTGTTGATTCAGGTAGTAATGGTTGGGAATTAGATTTTCAATCGTCTGTAAAAAACTTAGAATACGAATATTTTCTCGATGTTCCTGAATTTAAATTTAATAAATCTACAAATATAACAACTACTTTTCAACGAAGTGGTTCTATAACCGTACCTGAAAGTGGTTCTGCATATAAGTTCTTCCCGCCAGGAAATGCACCTACACACGGTTTAAATACCAAGAGTGCAAGTTCGTATGGTGAAAGAAAATATACTGCAACAGATAAGATAAACACATTTGTCACCCACTCAACGTTCGCACCGTATATCACCCAAATTGGTCTTTATAACGACCAAAATCAGCTGTTGGCTGTTGCTAAATTAGGCAGAGCGATTAAGAACGATGATGAGTTAGCTCTTGGATTTGTTGTTAAATTTGATGTTAACTCATAATTATAGATATGAAACTAAAAGACATATTAAACGAAAAAATTACTATCGATGTTGAGATTGGTGATACTATTCTTACAGGAAGATTCAAGAATAAAAAGACTAAAGTAAATTCTATTGAAACTGACCAACACGGAATGCCTACTATTAATGGTAGAAAAGTTACTACATTTCGTATTGTGAAAAACAAAGAAGAGAATATTATGAATAAAAAGAAATTAGTAAAATTTATTGAGGGTGTACAAAAAGATAGAAATGATATGGCTCTTTATATCATAGATTTAAATAAAGAATTATCCAATGCAAAAGTTTTAGCTAAAAAACATCCAAAGTATAAAAAGTATATAAAATTTATTCAACAAGATATAAAAGATGCTGAGAAGAAATTAGCAAAGTTAAAGTCTGTAAAAGAATCTATAAAGCAAAAAATTGTTGAGTTAATGAAAAATGCAGATAATTAAATTAAAAGATTTACTATTAGAAAACGATAAGTTTTATCCCGCACATACAAAACAAGCAATTAATTGGGTAACGATGAAACAATACTTACCATTATACCCAAAACAAATGGAATCACTTGTCGGTAAACAACAAGTAAATTCATTTCACGTTACAGGTCCTGGTACAATAAAGAATGTTGGAGAATTGATAGGTAAGAAAAAATCTATATCTACTTTTACACGTGCTAATAAAGGCTCACAACTTGCAAAAGGTCGTGGAGTTCAAACAGGAAGCGGTGGTGTTATATTTTATTTAGAAGGTACTATGTTAGCGAGAAATTATATGGATTTCGACACGGTTCCTGATAAGAAAGGTATGAGATGGGTAGATGTTCATTATCTCACACAAGATAGATTACATTTTAAAAACTATCTAACAAAACAAGGTATACCTGATACTTCTACGTGGAGAGATGAAGAGTGGGAGTTACAAGATAAAATTAAAAATAAACCTGGGAACAAAGATTTAAATTGGAAAGAATTAAACGGATTAGTAAAAACAGAAATGAATGCAAAAGCAAATAAATTAATTAAAAAACATATTGATGCTTCAACTAAATATTTAAAACAACACAAAAAAGAGTTAATCAAAAATCTAAGAACACCTGCAGATAAAGGTTCTGCTTGGTGGAATGAAGTTCTTGTGTATGGAATAAAAGTTATAGATGTATTTGTTTTGAAACGAGTTTGGGATGATTATTATTTTCAAAAAGATTCAGGATATGATGATTATAAACAAGACTCATACAAAAAAGACTTATTTAAGTTTGTACCTGAGAGTAAAGTTTCGATAGGAACACCAGCACAATTTCGTAAATGGTATAATGCGAGAGAAGGTATTTTAGATGATTAAAATGCTTGACTTTATGATAAATTATGATTAAATTAACACATATAATAAATGAATATATCTCTCCAAGTCAACTTAGTCAAGTTGAAAAACATCTTGACAAGATTTGGGCTAAAGTAGGTATTGATGTAGAGTTTACAAGACATTTTCACGACAGAGTAAATGATACAAGAAATGGTAAACCTATATCATCTGCTGAAGTAATAAAGATATTTAGACTTGTGTATAGAAAGTTTGGTAAACATATAGCTTCTTTACCTGATGGTGTAAATGTTTTATTTAAAGATATGCAATCAGATATTAATGTACCTGTAGTATTAAGATATGACAAAAGAAATCAAGAAATAGATATGATATCAAAAACGGTTATGAGAAAAAAGAATTTTAAATCAAGTACAAAAAAGTATTCTGTAGAATCAGCTACAAAAACATATGGTGCTGATGACGGTGAACCTGATACAGGATTTTTAGCTGGAGATAATGTACGAACTTTAGGTACTTTAAAAGGTAAACCTGAATTATGGTTTAACAGAGGTGATTATAAACAAATGGTTTTTCCTAAAGCTGATTACATTTATGGTAAAGGTGAAAAAGAAGAGTTTTCTGTAATAAAAAAAGCATATATAGATGATGTAGAAGCACAACTTGATTCTGAAGATACATCTTGGGAAAAATATGTAAAAGAAAATGTTTTACAAGAAAGAGTAGACTATCTTCATATAGCTACTGAAATAGTTAAAGCATACGGACTCAAATCTAAAGTTAGATTCAGTAAAGGCAAAGACTTTGGTGATTATATACCTGAAACTGATACTATAAAAATCAGAACTTCTTATCCTAATATGAAAGAATTTATCATAACCGTTTTACACGAAATTAAACACGCTCTTGATGCTAAACAACTCGGAGTAAGAAAATTTATAAAGAAATATGCTCAGGCAGGTACAATGGCTCAGTACAAAGGATTAGACCCTCACGATGATAATAAATGGGAAGAACGTGCTGAGAAATGGGCTATAAGTCAATTTAAAAAGAT